AAGAATTCTTTAAATCAATAATCGCTTTATTTGCATCTAAATCAAATGTAGGTGCTTTGACCTTTTTATTTGCTTCATTAATTTTATCAGCAGTCTCAATTGCATTAGCCACAATTGAATTTGATGCCGCTTTATTAATACCTACTAATTCTTGTGTTTTTTGTTTTTCTTTTTCAAGTTGTAATTTACCTTGAGTTTCCATCTCAATACGAGCCATCTTAGCTCCTTCGAGCATGGCTTTACTATAATCCTTACCTAATGCTTCAAAGCCATCTGACATCTTTTTGATATTGTCTTCAATGCCTTTAAATGATGCAAGAGTTGCCGCACTAAAATTAATAGTCATCTCGACTTTGTTAATAGAGTTAATCAACTTATCTAAGCTAGATACTTTCTCAACCGCTTTGTCGATACCTGTAGTAGAACCAACTTTTGTTTCAATCGAAAAACTAACTGTTCCATCGTTTGCGGGTGCTGTTGCCATGATTTATTCCTCTATTTATCGGATGATTCTTTATCTTGTTTGCTGTTGTAATGCTCTAAATAAACTCGGTCAAGTAATTTAATTACTCGTATTTCATAAGGTGATGGTCGGTTACCTGTTAACTCACACCATGCACATATTTCGCTGTAAGAGATAGCGTTCATGCCCATACCGCTTTGACGTGTGCTATTTAAATCTAAGAACCACTCCCACAAGTACATGATAATGTGGCTAACCTCCACAGTAGTTAGTTCTTGTGGGGTAATCCCCGTCATTTCCTCGACAGCCTTAAGATGTTCCCTATACGTTGCGCCATCTTTTTGTTTCTCAGATAGCCTTAATTCATTTTTTGTAAAATTAACTAATTGCTCAACTAATGAATCTAAGAATAATCCAATGGTATTGGAGGCACGAATGATTTGTTTTCGTATAGATTGATTAGTAGAACATACGTCAAGAAGATTATCATAGGTGAAGTCTTCTTCAACTTCACGCCATCCAACAACTCGGTGAACAGCAGATTGAATTTCAAAATCCCTTTCTTCTTCCACACTGTGAAAAGCAGTTACCGATGTTGTTAATTCTCTTATTTCAGCCACACGTTGTCTTACGAGTAGTGTGCCTTTTAAATTTGAATTTACCTTCTGTGCATATTGAGATATAACACTTATGAAAATACCCATCCCCTGACCATTAACTTCAGAGACGACTTCAAATTCATAGGGAGTTTCACAAATAGGTAAAATATTCATATGGTTAGGTATGGGATATGTCTCATTATTATTTCACAGATTATCGGATTTGTCAATTTTAGTTCACAAAAGAAAACCCTATTGAAGAACTTCCTCAATAGGGTTTAGTGTTTTTCTTAATATAAGAAAACTATTTTGTATAGTGCGACATATCTTCTGAAGCCGCAACAACTTGGTCACGAATAACAGGATTTGTTTTGCACAATTCAAAAGCGAGTTCTGGTGTAAATGACTCTTCAATACCAGACCAGCCAACAATACGTTTAGCCGCTAATTCAATACCAAATTCTAAATCATCTTCAACTTTAGTCACAGGTACGTCTTTACCTTTTTTAGCTAATTGTGATTCAGCTTGACGTTTAGCATTAACTGCTTTTGCAACAAGTTTAGTAATGACTTGGCTATGTGCGCCAATAACTTTTAATGTGATACCTGTTGATTTACCCGTTTGTTCATCAACAATATCTAAGTCGTAAGGGGTGTCACAAGCCGCTTCAACATTGAGCGATTTTAATGAGATTGCCATGTAAGGTGTCCTTCAATTTTGGTTAGTAAAATTGCGAATGCAACAGGGTCATCTTAGCACAGTAACTTAAACAAAGTCAAGTGATTTACTACAAAAAGAAAGACCCTCTTTCGAGGGTCAATCAGTCTAACTTCGGGAGAAAGTTATTTATTAAAGAGCAGAGTCTTGAATCTGGACAGTTGTTTCTTCAAAGTTTGTAGAACCAATTGCCACAGAGTACAAAGTTGCAGTGAACGGCATTGTTAATAACAAACCAGATTCACCATCGTTAACGCTCGCGTCACTGAATTTAACTTTAGGTAATACTAATGAAATGAATTGACCATTTGCATCACCATCAGCACGGAATACAGCGATAATAGATACTTCGTCTTGGTTTAAGAACGCATCACGGTATTTACCATCTAAGAAGTAGATAGAGCTATTACCAGTTACGTCAAGTGAACCTAAGAAGATGTCAGGTGTTTGGTCTGAACCAATAACCGATGCGTTAGAACCGTTACCATTAATTGTGATATCAAATGAGGTCAACAAGCCAACTTTTTCAAGTACAGCAGAAGTACCTTTTTTGTTTTTGATATAAAGCGCACCAGTAGTCGCACTAATTGTTGTATCAGTTCCAGATGCAGTTGGGTTTGCCAATTGTTGAATCTGAGCTGATTTAGATGCGGTACCCATTACAGTGATATCAATTGTTGACATCGCAGATGGTGATAATTTAATTGCTAATTGAGTTGGACGGCAACCCAAGAACAATTGTGATTCACCGATATCAGAATACCAATGCTCAATCGCATATGAATCTTTGGTGTGATTTGATTTAGGAATATAGGTTTTTTTACCTTTAACAACAAAGCTAGGTGAAATAGCCAATCCAGTTAATGCAATGTTCGCAGAGAAGTTATCTTTCAATAAGTCTAATACGATTTTAGTTGCTGTGTTCTCAATAACGATGAAGTTATAGTTATTGAAAGCGTTTAATGTTGTATTGCCCCAAGCAGAAGTATAAACTACGTCACCAACTTTAATAGTCGCAGTTGTATCTGTTGTTGTGGTCAATGTTAAACGTGGAGTATCTTTAGTTGCGCTTGCAGCAGTGATTGCAACACTAGATGCTGTTGCACCTGTTGTGAAGTCTCTGCGCAATGTAGAACCAATGAAATCAGCATAGGTTTTGTTAGACAACTCACCAGAAATTGTACCATCTACTGTACGACCACCAACCGCTAAGTCAGCACGTTGCATATCAGTACGAATTTCGTTTGATTTGAATGTTTGTAATTTTAAGTTCATGTTAGAACTAACACGTCTTAAATATTTACCTGTGATTGAAGTCACAAATGTAATTGCGCCTGTTGATGGACTTGTTGCCAATACAGGGAATACAGTCACAGATGAAGTCACAACACCACTTGCAGTAGATGCAGTAACAATATATGAATTACCACCAATTGACAAGCGTTGACCAACAGGAATGATACCTGCCGCAAAACCACCAATTGTTAAAGTTGAACCACCAGCAGTACCAGTACCCGTTGCCCCAGCAGTAGCCGCGGTTGGAGCTTGACCAATTGCAGGTGTACTTGCAGTAGTGATTGGGAACTCTTCAGTTGAAGCCAATAAAGTAACTTTAACACCAGCAGAATAGTTATTTAATGCTTTAGCATCACCAGCGATTAAACTGACGATTGTGGCTGCGGTAGTGTTACCTGAAGCGTTAGTGGTTACTGCTGAAACTTTATATTTATCAGAACCAATTTGGAATAATTGACCGATAGCTAATAAACCAGTTACAGTTAAGTTTGTGCCTAATGCTAAATTATCGCCTTGTGCAATACCAGTTGATACTGCAATGGACGCTGGAGAAGTTAGACCTTCACCCGCTGTATCTTGGACTTTACCAAGCTCGAATTCTTTAGCATAGCTTAGGGTCTTAAAAATACCCGATGCAATAGAAACTGCCATTGTGAAACTCCTTTCTTAAGAAATAATATTACTATAAAAATATATTTTTACTGCTACAACAAAACGGTCTGGCTCATTAGGGAGTGACCGAATATCTGGTGTTTTATCACAGAGAACTGAGATATTGTCTTTTGTAAATGATTGACCGCGTCTAAACTTAGTTCTTATCTTTTCTGCTTGGGTCATTATATCAAATGTACCACCAAGTAAAGGATAATGAAGTGTGACAAGCATTATTCCAATTTCACGATAGAAAGAATCACCCAGTGTGGGATTAGTTGAATTAATACTTAATGACACAGATTGATAAGGAACACCTGTTTTAGGCGTGTAAGCAGTATTCTCATACTGAGTATCAACTATCGGTGTAATCGTGGCTAGGGCGGTCTCTAATGCGGCTCTAATCTTAATCTGGCTCATCCTACCTCCCTTACTGACTCTGCTAAAAATGTGGGGACTTTTCTAATAGCATTTGATGCAACAAGTCCTTGTAATCGTGGGGTTTCATTATGAATCGCCCAATTTTGATATTCTATTGTACTTGCGTACTTTGTATTGTTCGTGAAATAGTGTGTTGTGAGTAATTTATTATTATTTTTAATACTGTTTAACATTCTAGCACGAGTCACTGTGCCTTCAATATCCTCACCTTCTATTTCTTCTGTAGCAGGTGAATCAATCGTGTGTTGCCAATTTGCTTTATAGTGACCTGCTTCATAATCAGGTTTTGGTTTCCATTTCCACAAATCGGGTTCACCCACAGGTGATGTTTCCATTAACTCATTTACAACTTTTTCTAATGTTCTATCGATAACCTTTTTTGCTTTTACTTCTACTTGTTTTGTAAGGTTACTAATTAATATGGATTCACTGTAATCAGCCATTAGGCTGTCCCTCTAATCCCTAATTCATAAAGGAGATTTGTTCCTGCTGGGTTTGTTTGTGTCACAGATACAATGTGGTATTTTGTTGAACCAATAGTCACAGTATCGTTAGTGGTCACAGAAGTTAAACCTGAAGGCTTAACAAGCAGTTTTTTATCACCACGCATAATGGTTGTCCCATTAATATCTTGGTCACCATAATCAAATAACACGCCTATTGAAGTGATATTTTTCACGGTGTCAGTTGATTTACCTAAAGCAGGGTCATATGTTCCTTGTGTCACAGAAGTAATTGTAATGGGTTGACCCATCTCAGTAATTACGTCATCAACTTCAAGAACTAACTCACCCCAATTCATCGAATCACCTGTGAGGAATTAGCTTTCAAATAAAGCGCGACTAATTTATCTGCCGCAGGATAACTTTTATATACTTTTTGTGAAATGATTTTAGTTGGATATGAGGTTTCTTTTTCTATTGAACCAACTTTGATTCGTGTATTTACACCAACTTCATTTGAATAATCAGTTGTTAATTCAGCACTCAATGCACGAATTGCATATTCACAAGTTGCTTTTTGAATAGCAAGTGGTACACCAATTGGTTTACTTGAATTATCATATCTCGGGAAAGACAATGCTTGTGGATTATCTGGATACATTCTTGTGCCAGCAAATTGAACAGAATATCTAAGTTCAATATAATCTGTTGCCTTAATTAATGCGGCTTGTTTTTTATCCGTATCGGTATCAACCCATGTTTCATTTGCTCTTTCCGTGAAGTAAGTATTTGCAAACGCAACGCTACAATACGAATTAGCATCCACTTTACCAGTACCATCTTCTACGATAAACATTAAATAACTCCTTGATTTGATTGTGCTACATTACACGATTTTCGTGTTTTTGTCAAGTTATTCATGTGGTGTTTTGAGTAGTAATACAGTGCTTAATTTCTGTTTCAATCGAATCATATCTGAATCTAATATGCGTATTTGGTCTATTAATGTCACAAGTACCACATAGGCTTCATCGAGAATTGGTTTTATAATTGTTGTAGTCCAAGTCCAAACAT